CACGACCAACGTTTATTCTAGTAGTAGAAAGATTGTGCACACCATATGCACCAGTTATATCAAAATTTATGCCTTTGTATATTATTGGATATGACAAATTCATAACAGAATTGTCTGGTAATTTTTCACTAGCAGCAGGGGTCCATCCATCTTCAGTAGAAATAACAAAAACAGTCTTAGTATCATTAACTGCTTCTATGGTATAATGAGTTGCTGATGTATTATTGTCAATTCTACTAGTTGTTCTTAATCCAGTATTTTGAGTTTGTGTGCCCAATTCTATCCAAGCACTACCATTGTAAATAAATATTTCTCCAGTAGCAGTATTTGCCCATAAATCACCACTAGCTTGTGCAGCATTAGTAACTGGCGATGTTATTCCTGTATAAACTGCGGACAACGGTTTCCATATACCAGCATTATCAAACACTTTTAATTTCTTATTTCCAGAATCGTGCCATACTTGGCCGGGTGTTGGATTATTTGGAGCAGATGTATAAGAAAAATTTTCTAATAATTTTACAAAATTTTCCGCTATGACTTCTCCATATTGATCATACTGTTTTCCGATTAATGTTAACGAAGTCGAATTATTAGCAGTAGTATCTAGTATAGATATTGGCGTTCTACTTGGGTTTGTATAATTTACTGTATATGGCATATTTTATGATCCTACTGAAATTCTTATAGTATATATAACCTGAATTCTACGATTTGCACTTTTTTGAACTGGATGAAATACTATGTGAGTTAGTGTAGCACCTTGTGTAATACTATCTATATTAGGTTCAAGTAGTCCAATTTCATTAAAAATATAATTTCCATTAAATGTGGTAGATAAATCTGTAGAATCTTGGTCTAATGGTTCACTATATCCCAAAGTGCACGTTACCACTATATCAGAATATGATGTTCCCGCAGTATGCAATACTGAAATATTGTTTTCTGGATTAGCAGATGCCAAATTTGCCACTAGTTTACTATATGTTTGATTATATAATGACCCAGTTGTAGTCCCTGTATTCGGCGGTTGGTAGTTGATAGTTCCTAAAGAATCTACTACTACACCACTATTTCCAAATGCCATTTGTGATATACCAAACATTTGCCCTAGACCAGATTGTGTTCCGCCTAATAGATAAGCAAGAGAAATGCTCATATTTTCATAATTTATTGCATTTCTCTTGTTTAATATTTCTTCGCCAGTATCAGGATCAATTATTTTTACATGACCTACTATTTTGGCTATTGATTTTTCTTCTAAATTATACATTCCGTTCACCTAACTTTATATATGTTTATTTATATCTTTACGATAAGCACTGGTGGGTTATCCCATAGTGTAGCATCCCACAGATCAGTGTCCCAGTCATGAACTTTTAATTCAAATTCAGGTGGAGTTATAGTTACATATTCTGAATTGGCAGAATACACCAAATCATTTAATGCATACCCTCTTGCTACTGTTCCTTTGGTTCCTCTTATACAATTTAATAGTTTGTTTCCTTCTATATTTCTATAAGTTATACGCTCACCATTTATCCATATGATACCTCTGACCGAAGCAACACCAGAAATAGCTGGATTCCATAATTTAGTAATATCAGTTACTTGGATTATAGTATCAGTTGACAGAACTGCATTAGATAATGTAGTAATAGTATTTGCTGTAGATTTTGAATATTCTAGTTTATCGTCTTTATCAGAAAAAATTATTGGGTATACTGAATTACTATTTTCTACACTGCCGTTTGTATTTCTAGTTATTAGAATTCTAACTGCATCAGTCATACGCATAGGAAATAGTTCAGATGCCCATCCTTCTTCTTTAGGTTGTATAAATTTATTACCATCATATATGTAATCATATGTGGTTGTATTGAAATTACTATAATCTATATCATTAGAAGAATTCCAATTATTTCCACCATTTAGATTTAGTTCTGTAAAGTTTTTTTCAGTATGTTGATTATATTGTAATGTCATTGATGCTTTTTTTCCATGATCTTGTACAGAAACAATAAAATCATCACTTATACTTCTTTTTGCAGTAAAGTTTCTGAGTTTTGTATGGAATGGTTTTATATCGTTAAAATAATCTATTAGACTATCGACCATATCTGGTATATACGATTTTGTCTCTTTCATTGCATATTTTACAGTTACATCGGTTAGTGTAGATTTGATTATCCAATCAATAGAATTTTGTTCGCTGATGATATATTTTACCATAGTAAACCACAAATCTGCATACATAGCTTCGTAATTTTCTACAAATATGTCATTTTTTAAAGTATCAAAAATACTTTGTAAAACTATCGCAGGAACATTGTCCCATCCAGTTCTATCCCACGATGCAGTATCCCATCCTGCACCAGTTAGATATGAATTCCATAGTTCATCTATAAACTGGAATGTCCCACGTTCTTTATACACAATTTTCCAAATACCAAAATCATATTTGTAAATCGAATAATTATATATTCCATCATATATATTTGCAAAGTTTACTTTTACAGAATATCCTTGAATTGGATTTACTATATCATACAAATCATCTTTATAATTTACTATTTTATCAATTTTTTTAGAAGAATCAAATAATTCGTCTTTCCAATCAATAAACTTCCAATAATCATTCATATTATAAACAGTATTATCAACTGTTATGTTAGAATTTAATACTTTGTCCCATGCTGTTATTTCACTAACAACATTTATTTTAGAAACTAACTTATTAATTTTACTTATAAACACTCTTCTTGCTTCGATTTGGTTCATAATCCAAGATTGTCTTGGTGTTACTAAATTTCCATATCTTGAAAAACGATGCAGCCAGATATCTGGCACTTGTCTTGGAGCCGATACTCTTATTACATTAGTTTGTGTTTTATCATCAAATATTTCTTTAGCAGAGTATAATTTTTTCCAATAAGTTATATTTTGTTTTGGGTTTTTTGAACTATTGGTTTGTAGGCAAATATAATAAAGATCATTATATGCTACTACATTACCAGTTAAGTATACTATGTTTGATGACCAGTTTGTATAATTAAAATCATAAATGCTTTTATCTTCACCTGCAACACTATCACGAAGTCCAATATGCAACCATTCTGGAATAAATGTGTCATTACTATTTTCAGCAAGTAATGTATATTCTTGATGGTATGCAGTATTTTCATTTGCGTAGTTTACTTGTAATACTGATCCAGCACATGAAACACATGATGATATATTTCCTAATAACAAAATATTATAATCACTAAATGCAACCCAATGTATACCAACTGTGGTTGGGTCTTCTATTATTTGTCTTAATTGAGTTACTGAATATTTTCTTTTATTATTAGGTAAAGAAATCTTATTCTTTACCCAATAATAATAATATGTTTTTTCAGCACCAATAATAGGATCAAATGTTGTTTCTTCTGTCCATGAATATACGGTATCGCCATATGACGTTAATTCATATCTTGATTGTCCTGAAAGAACTACACCATCTACTTTTATATTTGCATTTGAATACTGGTTATATTCTTCTGGCAAATATGAGCTTCGTACCCATTCGTATACATCAATGCTACCAGTTGGATATAGTTTACCCCAATTTGATTGTCTGTATTCTAAAGTCGATTGCTCATAATCTAAATATATTGCATTATCCAAATCCCACCATACTTTTCCAACCTGTTCTTCTCCCCAATAATTAGAATTATCTAAAGATGCATCAATATCAGTAGAATTATTATATATTGCAACGTCATATGGCGATTTAAAATCAATTTCGTTTTCCGCAACACCAGGTATTAATCCTTTTGCAGGATCAAAAATTTCAAGATAGCTTAATGAATTTACGAAATCATTATAGATAATTGCATTTTTTATTTCTTTATTATTTGTCTTTCTATTCTGATATCTTTCGATTTCAAAATATATATTATTGGATGTATAATCTGACACGCATTTATAAACAGCACCTCTGCTATATCCATCCATATCCAAATCTTCGGTAGGATAATTTACATAGTCTACGTATGCAAGCATACCATCTTTCCATCCACCGCCATTAGATGAATATAACTCATTTGTTATTGTATCAAATAAATCTTGTGAACTGGAGAAACGAGTTGGTTTTAATAATAATATTTTACCATTTGATCCATTAGTATCAATATATGCATCTATTAAGAAAGAATTAGATTTTGTTTTGCCTAAAACTTTATGTATACCATTTATATTTGGAATACTATTAGTATTTAGAACCACTACATAATCACCAACAGAAACATTCAAATCATTTCCAACTGTTATCATTGCATTATCATCTGCTTCTACTCCCGGACATATATCAATGATATTAATATCAAAATCGAATGATTGATACATATTATATCCTGATAATGTAGTATTTGAATTTAACAAATAACCTATATTATCTTGAACCCATATTTTAAAATCAGTAGGATCGGTTATTTGTTGCCAATTGCTTTCGACAAATAAATTATCTACATATTCTCTGACATTTTGTTCTACTTGTGATATACCAAGCTTGATATTAGCAGTTCCATTTCCTATAATAAGAGAATTGCCTGATGATTCGATTACCAAGAAGTTATTAACATTTTTCGCGGTTATATTAGGTATACTTTCGTTATTAATTTGAGTAATAATATCGTATATTTGCAATTCTGATTCTGTATTGGATTGTGTAGTTTGAGCGACATATTGATTAGCAATTATACCAATATCTGTATTGGCAGATGCAGTTCCTATAACAAGTGTAGGATTGCTACTGGTAATAGTTAATACACTATTTCCATTTGCACTAGTTATACTAGCTCTAACATTTGTAATTTTTGCAAGATTTATTAAATTAACAATTTCAGATAATGTAATTATACTAGAATTAGGTACAGCTATATTAGATGAGGTAGTTGAAGCAATAAATCCAACATCATTATTTGCCGTTGCAGAACTAATAACAAGGGTATTATCTTGAGCAATTGCTGTTTTTGTTATTTTTAAGTTGTTTAATAAAGTTTTAGATGCTATTAATCTTGGTTTTCCAGATGATAAAAATATTGAATTAATTTTATCAACTAATAAGTCTACATTCCATTTTATAGGATATGTTAAAACATCAATAATCAAAATAGTTTCAGAACTTATTGCCCTAGATGATTTTATTTCAGCGTAAAATGAAGAAAATATTCTAGATGCAACACTTGAATTAGTTATAGCATCAATTGATTCTGATCTTGCCGAAAGAGTAGGCAAGTCGGTATTGCTATAAGTAGTATTTTTTATAGCATTAATCAACTCGATGTCAGAATTTCGCAATACATTTAACTTTTCAGTTTTGCTTTCTATAGTGCTATTTGAAATTTGGGTATTTAAATAAGGAATATTTAATCCATATGTATCATATATTCCACTAAAATAATTATCAATGAAAGTAGTCCAATCCGCATATGTTGGGTATTCACTTCTCAAATTTCTAAATGCTTGTATTCTATTAGATGAAATTACCAATGCAATAGCTGTTGAAATTTTTACATCTTCAATTGCGGTATTTAATGCAGATAATGCAGTTGTTTGCTCATTTGTGGTAATTGTTTTTTCTAAGTTAATAGTTATTCCATCTATAATCAAACTTTTTCCAGAAGTTCCATCGAATGTGGGTGAACTTACTGTTCCAATGTATTCTATAGGTTGATATACAGTAGTATTATCTGTTTTTTGCAAAATAATAGTTTTACCATCTAACATGAGAGTTTTGTTTGCTAGCGTAGTTGCATTAGTTATAGTTCCATTAATTTTTATAGGATCATATATAGTTTGTGATGTTATTTTTTCAAATGTTACGGTTTTCATATCATTAGAATTTGTACCAATTATAAAAGTTTGCCCAGAAGAAGCAGTAGGAAATGTTACATTTCCTCTTGCATATAATATTCCACCACTATAATTAAGTTTTGTACTATCAATTATTAATTGATATACTTTTCCATTCAATCTTACTTTATCGCCTTGACGATAAACTTTAGTAGAACTCCAATTTTCTATGTTGGCATAATCTGCTAATGAATCAAATGCCAAATTCATATCATCAATTGATTTGAATGCATGAGTTGATTCCGTTATTAATGGTAGTCCAGCAGTTGTTAAATAATTTTCAAAAATATTTGCTAACTCTGTTTTAGTATATATATTATTATTTTGTAAATTTTGATTTTTCATTGGCATTATAGATATAGGTTTTGAAAAATCTCCACCAATATATTTGGTATCTTTTTCACTTATATCAATAACTATGTCATCTAATTTATCAAAAACTGGAACCTTATTAAGACGAACCGCTTGTGGGTTTGTTTTAATTCTAGATTTATCTAATTCAACTTGAATGGGATTTGACTTACGTTTATCACCATAATCTCCAAGTCTAACCATCCAATTTTCACTTACTTCGTAATCAACCGTATTTCCTTGAAATAATTCTTTATTTCTAGTAAATGCATTTATCGCATCAAGCGTTCCTTTACTTTTTCTTTCACCAATAGAAAACTGATATAATGTGTTATTATCAGAAGTAGTTAAATTTAAATAACTTGGTTCTAAATATCCAACATTAAATCGTGAAGTTTTTGAAATATTTAAATCTAATGGACGGCCCTGTGCATTAACATAATCATTTTCCATTTCTCTTACAGAAGTTTCAAAATTTCCAAAAATAGAATTGCTGGTTACTATATAACCATTTGCTTCGATTCTGCCATTCCAGTTTCTTGTTCTTTCACCATAAATTTTTATTCTTTTTTGTCCAATTCCCAATGCATCATTGTATATTACGTCTCCAAATTGACTTATAGGAGACAATGCTAATACATGTTCATATTCGCTAACTGTTACGCTGATTCCATATAAATCAAAATTTTGATTCTTTTTTGAAATTTCGGTGTCAGTTTGATTTCGTATTATTAGTATATTTTTAGAAGCTACTGATTTTCCATTCTTATCAACCAATTTTGGAAATGAAATTTTTTCAGAAATAAATGGGTCAACAATACCATGAGAACCTTGGTTATATACGATAGAATTACCTATACCATTTTGATAAAAATCATCAACTATGGTTTCATCAATTGACCATGATATGGCATCATTTGCTGCATCATACCAATTTACTTCAAATCCGTTTACTTTATAAAATTCGCCCAGACCGATCATAAAATTATACAAATCTTGTCTTTTAATAAACTCTGTTCCGTATGGAATTTTTATAGAATTATTTTTAAATTTTAAATATCTTTTAATTGAATAATTATTAATTTTTTCAGCAACCACTGATGCGTTTACATTTGGTGGGTATATTTCAAAATTTGGATTTAATATATCAAATCCCCAAACTCTATATGAGTTTGACCGTGTTTTTTCAATTCTAACACCACTATAGAATATTGATTTTATAGTTGGATTTTTTGTTAAGATTACTTCAAAATCTTCTTTTGGAATAGATACGTTACCTTTTAAATAACTACCATCTAGCTTAATATCTATATTTTGTTTTCTAGTATATCCACCAATATGAACAATAGGGGAGAATTTTATAGATTCTATTATTTTTTTAAGTTCTGATGGATTGTATATATTATTGTTATATTCTACAATAGCTGCCATGATTCCTGGATTTATATAAGAAATATTTGTAGAAGATATGTTTCCAATAATTGACGCTCCACTTCCATTAGAAGTAGGATCAGTTACTATTAACTCTATATCATTTTTATATCCAATTCCAGATTCAGTTATAGTTACCGCAGTAATTTTTCCATTTGTTATAGTTGGTAAAAATTTTGCAACATCACCAGTTGATGATATTTTTGCTGTTACGGTTGTTTGATTTGAATAATTTGATCCTTGATTTTTTATATTAATAGACCTTATTCCAGAATTTAAAATAGTTTCGTTATGTATTTTTCTTAGTATTGGGGTTGTTCGTGTTCCAGTATCCGAATATACTAATTGTATTGCGTTATACAATAAATTTTGCTTTTTTTCAATAGAATTTATTGCACTATAAGTTTCAAATATTTTTGTTGGCATAAACCTCATTAGTGATATTATCAAAGAATAAGTGTATTCACTTGATTGCATCCAATTTAACTCATCGTTATACATCATATCGCCATATTCAAATGACTTTACATAGTTGATACTACTTGGAGCAATAACCAATTCAGCAGAGACTGGACCATTCAAAACACCAGAAGTAGTCACTAGCGTTTTATTATCCCAATCATAATGCATCAATGAATAGTTTGGATTAGGATAGCTTGTAGTAAGTGATGGATTTTCTGTAATTCCTAATTTTAAACTATTAATTAGTTTCTGCCTTTTGGTAGAATTAGTCCAACTATAATGTGTGTCCCACCACAATGGTTTTGTATTATGTCCTAACATTTCCCACGGATGAGTGTTAGGTCTAATAGTTCCAAAATTATAAAGATATATTCCTCTCCAACTAGGTATACCAAATCCAACGGTAGTATAGTTCCACGAAAACTCGTTAGTTGGATCACAAGGAATTATAGTTTTATTGCCATAATCAAAACTATTTTTCCAGTAATAAAATTCTTTTATAATGTTATTTCTAAATTCTTCCCATTCTATAGTAGAACCATATATTTTAAATTTAGGCATAAATTGGGTTACATTTTCAATATTATTATGTTGTTCTGGTAAATTATTTAATATACGAAGTTCAAGATCATATAATGCGGCACCAACTACATCAAAGTTAACTGAATTCATATCTAAAATATCACTTGATGTTAAATTATAAAAACTACCATCATGCAATTCTAATTTTCCATTTGAAATTTTTACATCGTATGGTTTTTCTAATCCTAACTTTACTGAACTAAAAGGTATAAAGCTATAAGATGGCTCTATATATTGTGTTATTGTTAATGTCGCAGGATTTTGAACACTGTATACAGGTTCATAAGATAATACTACTGATTTTCCTGAAAAAGTATAATCTGTGTTATGCTTTAATATTTTAGTCTTATATCCAGTTCCAGAATTTTCTGAAATCCATATGTATGTTGGAATTTTATTATATCCAAAAGAATGTATTTCTGATAGCAATGAAAACGTGTTAGTATTATTTTTTATTTGATAAGATATAGTTTTACCATTTTCATAATATGCCATATCACTATTTGCATATTTAAATTCAGAAGATTTTCCTATATTAATTTCTGTAAGTGCAGTGTTTACTAAATCTCTTACATTATCCCAACTGCGAGTATTCCACAATTGTTTTACTTTGTTTTTAAAATAAAGTGTAAAATTTGCATAATCTATAGCAACAGAATGCATTGCAGCAGTAGGTTCACTAGTTTCTCTAGAAGTCAATACACTATGTATTACTGGTGAATGTGACTGTTGACGAATTATTCCACCATATGTGTTTATTTTTGGGATATAATGATAATTGTTTTCATTTGTAACTGATCCAGAAAATGCAGGATTTGTTATCATTTGATTTTGTAAGTGCATTAAAATATCACTATAACTTATATTATCTATATCTTTATTAAATGGATTATTTGAAAATATTGGAGCAACATCGTGTGATTTATTTACATTATCCGAAATATATGATAGTTCAAATACATCACCTTTTTTCACATCAGAAGATATTTTTAATATATTTGATTCTATATTATATTGTGTAAATCTTGTTCCATTTTTATAACAAGTAATAGTGTTATCACTATTTGTTAAATATATTTTTCCATTAATATTATTAGTTGCATTTTTATATCCGATAGAATTATAAGAATATGTTGATTCTATTTTTAGTTTTATTTTACCATCAGTTTGGTAACTATAAGTTATATCATTATCTGTTTCGCCATATTGGTTTACAAATTGTAATATATTTTCTGCTTTTAAAAGTGGAGTTATTGTATATTGTTTATTTTTTTGGAATATAACATGTTCCCTATTATCACCAATTAGAGATATTCCAGTTTTATCATAAACAAACCATTTGTACGAATCGGATTCATTTGTTACTATATAATTTAGCGATGCACTATAGCTATTTCCAAGATCAAACTGTATTTCTATATTATCTTGTTCAGATACTTTTGTTTCAAATACAGGGACTCTTTGTGTATTTTTTAAAGGATTCCAAATTGTATATAGCTTATCATTCTCTTTATTTTTATAATAATACAACCCTTCTATATTATCATAGTGCATGGCTTCATCAGTAGAACCATATGTTTTATTCATAAAAGTAAACATAAATTCAGTAGATGTCATAGAATTTGTTTTAGCTTGAATTCCTAATTCTTGATCTACAACTGATGTTGTGCTAGTTATATAAGAAAATATAGCATCACCGTAAAAATTTGAATTTTGATATGCACTTATATTCACACCATTTTGATTATATATTATAGGACTTATATTCACACCATGTTCGTCATATAAATTAAATAAAGGGCTACTTCCTCTTGATTTTTTCTGTTGCCCAAATATAAATTTAGAACCATTCCAATATAGTTCAGCACCAATGTATTCGGTTACATTGCTAGTTTTTGTTAATATTTTTTCATTTGGTTCAAATAAAGTTATATATGGAAGTAATGTTATCTCACCACCAACATATCGTATTGTAAAAATTTTATTATTAAAATATGTATTATCTGCATTTAAAAATAAAACAAGGTCTGTATCATTAAACGAAGAATTAGAGTAAATATATTCTGGTTTTCCTTCGATATCAATCGTTGGATTTATTATGTTATTACAATCTATAATATGTTCTACTGTTTCACGAAGATATAAACCGCTATTATATAATTCCATATCTGCATTAAATTCTATAATAGGACGTTTTGCTCTACTATTGATATTTGCAATTTCATTAAATGGTATTTCATTATAATTGCATATTTCAAAAATTGCATACTTGCTTAACCATTTATTAACACGACTCCATGGGTTTGCATTAGTAGATGCCGCATCTATAACTATATACTCTTTTTCGCCAGAAGTATAAATCGAGTCGTCATATGTAAATACTGTAGAACCCAATGATCCATATAATGTTGGATTTTTTAAAGAATAAGATACTATTCCTGGTCTTATATTTTTTCCAGTTTTGTCTATTTCTTCAGTAAGATATATTTTATTTCCAACACCTCCTACTATATAAACTGCATCACGTGATATATTATTAGAACCAAAATTTATATTGTTTCCTGTAAATGATACTCTCATACCATTTAGTAATTTTAATGATTTGTTGTTTTTGAGTATTGGAGTTGTGTAATTTGGTGAATTTATTATATCTTCAATATATATTTGATTTTGTTGAGTAGCATTAATCAAACATACTGGTATTGTCAAATCAATCCAAAAATAATTTATATAATTAATAAATGCATCAGAATTTATAGGTAAGTCTAAGGTGTAACCATTATTTGAATATAATCTATCAATGTCGTTGATATCGTATCCGTTATTTTTCAAATGATTTATAATATTTACATATGATAATGCTTGCGTAGCATCATTTTCTTGATATGTAAATCCCGGAGAAAATTGATAATTTTGTCTTAGCGAATTTGGCTCATAATTATACACATCGTTATTATATACAAATGTAGAACCTGATACTCTACCCCAATAGTAATTTATTTGTTCGGTTGTACCAGAACTAACTAATTGATCGAATGTAGATTCTAAAAACTTTTTATTTGTTTTTGTATTGATAATATAAGGTAAAAAATCTGATGAATTTCTAATTTCTTGTGGTATAGCAGACTCACCAGATTGAGTAAAATTTTTATTATTATCCATTATATTATCCTTATCTTCTTATTCTTAAATTGTCTTCAGTATATGAGGTTACTAGTTCTATATTATCTAAGCTAACATCTGGAATAAACAACTCATCACTGTTTGGTGTTACTTGAAATAAGTTTCCAAATGCACTGCTTTCTTGTACTGGTACAATTACCATACTTCCAACTATACCAGCCATTTTGTTATGTATATAAGCAGCCATTTCTGTAAAATAAAAAGTTTCTCCGAAGTCCCAATTATTTATATCAAAAAAGTTTTGTATATTTTCCATTACTCTGCTTTTTATTTCTACATCAGTTAAGCTAGTTCCTGCACTTTTAACTACTCTAAATTTGGCTTGTAATCCTACATCTGATGTTGATCCAAATAATGATTTATATTTTACACTCCGATAGATAACTGTATCACTTATACTTTTCTTACTTTCAATATTATTGAATTGCATTGATAAATCATCACTAGTAGGTGCTGTCGGTATATTTTCTAAGTTTCTATCTACTTTTATCCAATTTCTATACAACGTGTCATAATTTTTAGTTAAAACAAAAGTATCTATGATATTAGATACAGCAGGGTCTATTCTTTGTTCAGTATCGGCTATTCGAGTAAACTGATATTTTATATTGTTTCTTCCATCGACTTGTATATTTCCTACAGGAGAATATGCAGTATATGAATATCCATCTTCTACAAATTTTCCTAGATTTATTTTATTAACATCTATAAAAGTTTCCAAAGCCATTGGATTATCTGGATATCCGTCATTATCTATATCTGATAGTGTTACAATTACCTTATGATCGTCAGTATATCCATTGGGTTCTGAAAAATAGTTATATATAAACAAATCAATTGAGCGGTTTATTGGTGTTGATACTGTTGAACTAGTTGTGTTTACAGCTAATATTTTTATTTTATCTCTTTCTGGTTTTCCAGTTTCGATATTAAACTTTTGTTTATAATTTTGATTATAGAATCTTAATGTATTTTCGCTACCAAATATTATTCTAAATTTTCTGTAAGTTATAGACCAACTATCTGCTTGATAATCTAATCTAATTAACCAACTATTATCTACGTTGTTTCCAGAAAGGTTTCCTGCATTATCTAAACTAAAATTATTTGCACTATTTGCCGTTAAATTAGCAAGATTACTGGCAGATATTATTTTCCATGATAATGAATTATAATCATAACGTATACCAAATGTGTTTTTATTTGTGAGTTCTGCTATAATATCAATTTTTTCAGACTCAGTAAACTTTTTATTATATGAATAATACATACTTTTTAATACAAATCCATCTGGAATTAATTTTGATAGTTTTATAGAACCATGTCCTTTAGCATCTATTCCAGTAACATTTCCAAAAGAATCATCTAATCCAAGACCATCTTGAAAAATATCTATAACTCTAGCCCATATTGACTCGTTGTTATTAACAGGGTCGATAAATTCTACGATTGATCCTTTTGCAAAGTTTTGCAATTCTTGGAAATCAGACAACATACCAACACGGCGTATAACAGATTCAGTTCCAGATGTGTTAAATGGTTCTGCAATTCTTGTAAAATAACCAGAACTAGAATTCGGTCCACTTGTTATTTGTTGCCATTCAAATTTAGTGGCATTAAAGTTAGCAGTAAGATAAGTAATTACATATGGATTAAACTTATTATAATAAAAATTTATTAATTCTGGATTTTCTATTATTTTTTTAACATATAGATCGTATATCTGATTTTTTGTATATGTAGTAGAAAATGGTATTATGTCTTTTCCCAAAATATTTTCATAATATATATAGCCGTCGTCTCCAAACAAGTTTGCGTTTTGATATTGTGTCGTTGGATCATTTAATTTTAAGAATCTGCTATGTCCGCTATATGTTCGATTTACGCTTTTTATTTTTATTACATTATTTGTTGCAGATAGTGGATACACGTTATAATCAGCAGCAGTAATCATTCTGTCTTGTGTGGAAAACACACGCCCAGCGTTTTCTTTTATTGATACTAGACTTTCGGCAGAACTAGCATTAGTCACCAAATCTTCCAATTCGGCAGTAAATGTAACAGTATACTCGTTATTATCAGAACCAACATAATTTAACGAAAAGCTAACAGTTCCGATATCGTCTGTATTTATTACATATGACTGATTTAAACTGCTTCTATACCATATTCTAATAATTCCAGAAGGCATTTCTGCAAAATTTCCATCACCAAATACTACGCTAACGCTATTATTCTGTAATGTCTTTACGGAAAATATTTTTCTTATATTTTTATTTAATGTATTGAATAATGCACTAGCACCATATTCTCTATCTACTTTTGTCCATTCACTTATAATATATCCACTTTCATCAACATTTTGAACCCAAACATCAATATTGTTAATATTTTGAGCCAATACATCAATTGACATATTTGGTATTGGTGAATTTATAACATAATCATAATTTTCAGTAGTTCCTTGTTTAAAAGAAACAAAAAATCCAGTATCAGTGCTTAATAATCCTTGTCTATCATTTTTATATACTACATTGAAACCACGCGATGGATTCGGTGATGGTTCAATTAATACTTTTTTATCAGATGAAATATCAGTATTGTGTATTTCAAAATTCTGCTGTATTCCATTTACTCTTGCTCTAAAAGACATAGCTGCATTTCTAGCAGTATTAGTGGTATTGTTAAGTTGATATACATGTGTTTCAATTCCATCAATATATGCAGTACTTGATGGTGATCCAAATTTATTGGTTCCTGAAAAAACTTCATTTAATATTAACAAAAAATCTTGATAGCTAGATTGATCGGTTTCGTCGTAATACATTTTTGTTTTATTTTTTAAAGACTTTCCTTTAATGTCATATACATTCTGTGTTGTTTTAATTGATTTTATTTTTAATAATCCAGAAGAAGGATATGGTCTAGCTGGATTATATCCAAGAAAATCTGCTATACGTAATACACTTTCTCGTCTTTCTGCAGTACTTAAAAAGTTTTCTCTTACACTTAAATCTGCCCGAAATGCTAAGTTATGTCCTAAGAATGACATTAATTCTAGTAACGCAACAAATTCGCTAGATTTTATCCAATCATTAAAGTTTTCTGGATAACGATTTCTTATATATTCTACCATTGCAGTTCTTATAGTATCGTAATCATATGATTGAAAATTAGCTTGCTTAAAGCTATCATATATTACTGTAAAATCTTCTGCTGTAAATAGATTTCGTTGTCTTGCAATTTGTGACATATTTTATCTTTCTTCTGTTGTGTATTTTAGATATAATTTCTCAACAGTTGTATTAGGAACATACTCTAACAATAGATTGCATTCTATTGTATGTTCTCCCACTATAACATCAACGTTAAGTAATTTCCATCTTGGATCAAAATTTACTACATCTCTTACGTCATCTTCTGCCGCAAATATAGTATCGTCGTCTAATGGTTCAAACACCAAAAAAGGCAATATACTACCAAACTGTGGTTCGCCTAATCTTTCGCCTTTTTTAGTGTTAAAATGATTTAATAAATCTCGTTTGGCTAGTTCTACATCTTCCAATGTAACACTACCAAAATCTTTATCTACTGTTGAATAACCTATAAATTTGTTTGCCATATATCTATTTATGAAGTTTAAATATGTGTTTTTTTATATTTTGGTAGCTAGGTTTGAAATTTCTCTTTTTTTATTTTCAGTCAAGTTTGGTAAATATGTACCCATTGTCTGTCTGTAATATGAAATCTCTGCTTGTTTTTTTGCTAAGGCGTCAGTTATTCCTCTAATATATGTTGTTCTGGTATATTGAATGCCTTCGTTTCTTAGCCAATTTCTAGATTTATCTGTTCTATAATCACCCAACATTAACAGTTTTGCTTCTAATTGTCTCTGTGTTCTATTGACTTTTCCATTTGCTATCATATCAGCAACCAATGACCATTGCATGTTTTTTATAGCAGAACTTATATCATAAATTCCTTCATCAGATTCTATAGTTCTCCACGAACCAGTTGTAAAATATAAAGACAACAATGCATCGAATTGGCTAACAGTAATAGACGGTATTGGTAATTGTTTTTGTAAGCTTGATTCTTTTTTCTTGAATTCTGCTATCCATTCACCATATGCTTCGCTTTCTGTCATACCATATGGAGTATTTGAATTTCCATATCCATATCCTATTTTATAAAAATTTGTTACTGTATCTTGATATCTATACATTCTAAATCTAGAATTAGATAATACTATAGGTATCAATTCATCTGAACATTGAACTAAAGGTGTTAAAACTTTAAAATCAGATTTAAATCTGTCTACATTGCTAAATGTTTCCCATTGTATTCTATATGGTGGCGATACAATTTTTATCATACCGATGCCTTTCCTGCATGTGATGCCAATGCGGCTCTGGCATAGCTTGGAATTGATCTATCATAGCTAAAACTATCGCCCCATGCTCTGCGGCTACCATTATCAAAGTGAAGGCTACCACCACTATATACTCCAATGCCACCAATGCCTTTGCTACTTGCAATAGCTATTAATTCTAATCTATCGGCATTAGATAATCCTTCTGAACTGATGTCAACCGCACGACCTTTTAAGTGCATACTGTTTTTTGCACCAGTGTTTGTAGTTGGTGTTCTAAAACCGCTTGAAATTACTAATGGTCTTCCAAATTGTCTAGCTATATCTTCTACTACTGATAACAACGATGGATCAATTCTTCTATTAACACTGTCCCTAAATCTTATATACCCACTTGGAAAATTGGGATCGGCAGGAGGGTATTCTACGTTTGCACCTTGTGGGTCAATTGGTGCACCGGGATAAGTAGATTGATCTTCAGTTAATCCACCAGTAGATACATTTACTAAACCATAATCCAAATGCCCACTCCATGGTTCTCGCTCTGGGACTCTGCTAGAAATACTTTCTGTTACATTTTTGTTTCCAATCAATGAACCTGATTCTGGCTTTGCTGCCGTTTCTGCAACTGCACCATTTAAATCTATACGATCTGAAGTTACTTTAATGCCACCTGGCATTTTTAAATTACCATTAACATCCGCAGTAATATTAACATTATTAGAAGAATACATATCTATATTTCCACCAGACGTTTCTACACGATAATTTCCACAAGTTTTCATATTAATTCCAGCTTGTGCTTGAAAATTTATACTACCATCAGAGTGTACGTTAAAATTTCCCGCAGTGTGAATATTAATACTTCCACCAGAAAATATATCAATATCACCATTTCTATTAAGTTCCATCCAAGCCGATCCATTTTGATTTATAATATAAATAAAACCATGATTATCGTCCATTAGTATTTGTGCACCGCGTGCAGTTCTTATTCTTATATTATTGCTAGTATCATCTTCAAAAGTGCCATCATCTAATGTCATAGAATGACCTTTTGGAGAACTAATAGCAACTATTTTTGCATTAGAATCTCGTAAAGGATTTGATTGACTTGGGCCGCGAATAGAATCATCATTTAATCCTTGTTCTCGCAATGCAGTTGCT